CGTTGGCGCAAGAATTCTTTGGCTTTTTTCTTAGTTTCGAGAAAACGCGCGCGTGCGCGAGGGTTGTCTGTAAAAGCTGTACTATCAACACGCATATTCACCTCTCACGCTCCTAAAAATGTCTTACATCCCATGCATTGTTTTTCGCATTCCAATGCACGGATTTAAATGAAAATGGATACAATTCAGCAGCTACTTTGATCTTTACTAGCGCATCATCTTCCCAATGGCCTTTGACCTCATGTACTTGCAACTCAAAATCACTTGTAAGTACGAAAAAATCAGGCTTATAAAACGTCTTTTCAGCTAAACGCAGGTTGATACAGTCAAACTTGAACCAAAGGATTTCACCTTTCATTCTTTTGCTTTCTAGGTAGTCGCTGTATTTACGCTCTGTTTTGTTCATAGCGCCTTGTTTTAATCTTCCTAGTACCCTTGCATCACTTTTACTTTTATCGCGCTGTAATGTGCCTTTTTGTGCGTTATTTCGCTTGTTTTGAATTGCTTCTAGCTGTTGTTCAGTTATTCTCATGATTTAGCCCCTTCTTGTTGGGTCTTGAACTGCTCTAACAGGCCAGCTCTTCTAAGTTTTACGTACAAACATGCAGCTGCTCTTGTTTCAGCAGTCTTTAATCCATGGTTGTAAGCACAACGCAATGCCATCATTTCCTTGTAGTTCATCTGCCTAGCTCCACCATGTTCAAAATCGAAACTTCCATTTCAGCAAGCACGTAATTTTTTAATTCGTGGTAGGTATTGTTTTTGAATGCCTCATGTACTTCTTTAACCACGATCATGTCGAAGTAAGGACGCTTTCTTTTTTCCGCGATTGTGATTAATCGGAATTTAATTTCCTCAGCCATTTTGTTGACTGGTGCTTGGATCTTTAGTTTTTCGCGTAACTCCGCAATTGCTTTCTGTGCAATCGTTTTGTATCGCTCGTTATCAGCCTGCTGCTCTTCCTTGGTTTGCTTGTGTTCAAGTTGAAGCTGTGTTTCTTGAGTAGAGAGGAAGCCTGCAACCTCTGCTTGTTTGATTGCAGTAATGCGCTGATCTGGATCTACACCTAAGCTCACGTTGTAGACAGGTTTTAATCCTTGGTCCTTTGCTTCTGTCACTAAGCGTTCGTAGATAGACACAAAGATTTTTTTAGCTTCTGCCAGTTGGAACTTGTCACCGGTTGCAACCAAGTCAGCACACTTCTCGAATGCTTTAGCAGATTGCTCAGTCCACACCACTGTCATTTCACGACCAGTGCCATGTTCGATTGAGTTTTTAGCTATTGCCCAAGCTTCATGTGCATCTAACCAATCAGATGCTTTAGGCTCACACCATGATCTAAACTCTGGAATTGATGGACAGAACGTTGATTTCATCATCTTGGTTACACCACGTTTGAAATCTTCTGCAGTTAGTCCTTGAAAGCACTCAACCATTGATTCAGCGATATCTTTCGGGTCTACACCTGCCCATTGATCAGTGAATTTCTTTCCATAAAACCCACGCATTTTAGTAATCAGACGTAAAGCGTCTTCAAAGGTGAACTCACGCATGACCCACCCCCTCAATCAGTAACGGCTTTTTTGGTGTGACATCCCAAATCTGATTTTTATTTAGGAACTCATCCCATTTCGCTTGTTCAGAAATGGTTTGTTGTTGTGAAGACTGATACCCATAATTTGAGTTGAACCCACTTGTTTGTTGAGTAGATCCAATATCAGCATTCCAACGTTCTTGATTAATCCAAGTAGTGGCATGAGGAATAAACTTTCCACCTTCTTTGATCCAATCAAGTGACTGAATGTGTTTTTCAAGTGAAGTCATGATTAATTCAAAGCTGTGTTTTTTGAAATTAATCTTTTTGAATTTTTCCTTGGCTGCTTTTGGTCCAGATTTTTTATTTGGATATATTTCCCAAAATTCAGTGAACATTTCGTCAACTGTCTTCCCGATTTTCGGCTCTGGGGTAGAGGGAATCAGGTTAAGGGAATCAGGAATCAGGTTAAGGGAATCAGCACGATCAGTTCCGTCTTGCTCTAGATTATTCTCGATATTCGCCCACTCATTGTTTTTTAAGGATTTTTCCTCTTCTTCAACATCGGCTTCATCAATATCTGGAATTTCACTTCCACCTTCCCTTTCATTCTTATGTGGGTTCTGATGTTTGGTAAAATTAATAGCTTTGATGTACTTCCGTCCACGTACCGAATAAATCGAGATAAATCCAGATTTTTCTAGATCATTCACGAGTTGCTCGATATCGCAGTTGTCATACGGCAATATTTGGACTTTTAAACGTTTCGGTTTGTATTCAAAACATCCCTTATAGTCGGCGATAGTCCACATGCCTATAAAAAGCAATCTGGCCAGTGGATTAATTTCACCAAGATCATCATTCGTAAAAAATGATGGTTTGATGTTTCTAGCTCTAGCCATGACTCACCTCTTTTGTTAATATCTTCATGCGATTTCATCTCATTGCTTTGCATTGGAATGGCAGATAAGGCTCAATTGGTTACGACAATTGGGCCTTTTTTGTGCCTGTGTTTTATGCGGATTTGGTGCCAGTTCTAGTTCGAATGGCTCAGGATTTCTTGTATCTACGGTAACTGTGGTTAGATCGAACTCAGCCTGTAGACTTCTAAGCAACTCCTCTACTTCTTGGATGATCTTCATGCCAGCGTCTCTCATTAATTCTGAAAGCGTCATTTTTCGTGACTTAGCTATACGCTCTAAAAGAATCTTTTCTTCATCTGTGCATTTATGTGTGATGCTTGCGGTTAATTTCTCAGTCATGTATCCACCTATGCGCTTAGCTTTCCGATTTTGGCTTTTAGCTTCCCTTTGGTTGAAATTTCAAAAACCGCCTGGGTGCTTAATGGGATGCCTTTGCGCCAATAATTAATTACAGATCGATCTCGACCAAGGATTCGAGCGAGATCAGCGTCGCTTTTAGCTTTATAGAAAGCTCGTAAGTCATCTACGGTCATGTTTATTTACCTAAACTATAAAGTTTAGTTTATTGAACAATAAGTTTAGGAATATGTCAATTTTTTTGTTTAGTATTTTAAACAAATGTAAGGTTTTACTATTATGCAAACTACATCAGATAGAATTAACCAGCGTATGAGGGACTTAGGTCTGCAACACAAGGATTTGGTTGCTGCCACTGGAGCGAGCAAAGGGACTGTTACCAACTGGATTAATGGGGTAAACAACCCAACTGGAAAGAGATTAGTTCAACTCGCCCAGGCGTTAAAAACCACATCTAGTTGGCTATTAACTGGAAATTCAACTCCTGAATTTACACAAGTCGAGCCGTGGGATGGTTCGACCCCACTGGATGATGACGAAGTTGAGATTCCATTCTTTAAGGATTTCTCTTTTGCTTGTGGTGGTGGCTCTATTGGTGAGGCTATTGCTACTGAAACACGCAAATTGCGAATGTCTAAAGCAACACTGCGAAACTTATCGATTATGAAAGAGAATGCTGTAGCAGCGACAGCAATTGGTGATTCAATGAGTCCAACCATTAAAGATGGCGACACAATCCATGTTGATCTCGGAAGAAGGAATATAAAAGACGGGAAAATTTTCGCTATTTGTCTTGGTGGGCTTTTTTACTGCAAACGACTCTACAACCTGCCTTTGGGTGGTGTGCGTATTGTTTCTGATAACTCTACAGAGTTCCCAGAGATACATTTAAATGCCCAAGAAATAATTGATCAGCAATTAGAAATTATTGGTTGGGTTTGGCAAATATCTAGTTTAGAAAGTTGGTAATTTTACGATATTAAAATAATTTGAACTCATGATTGGCTGTATTAAAAAATTTAGATAAATACATGGTGGTAAGATGAGCTATATATTTTTATGGGCTATGAAAACTGAAAAATACTATGGAAGAGCTAGCAGATACATCACATCAGAATTAAATAAAATCAATGATTTAAAATTATATTACAATGAAACTCATAAAGTTCATGATATAGATTTTCATGAGCGCAACCTTAAATACTACTTGGATAAGCTGGAAAGCAGGTCTGACTGGATTAGAGGGATATTAATATTCATCTCACTTATTACATTGATGCAATTTATAGTTGTTATTTACGCAGCATTTGATCAGAAGTATCTTAGTTCAAGCCAAGCAAATCTACTTGTAACCTCTTTTATAATATTTATATCTAGTTCATTTTACCTATTATGGGAATACAAAAATTTCCAAAAAAATAAATACGAAGCCCTAAAATTATTCCTAATGGTAAGACAACACAATTTTAAAAAAATACGTGATGAACACGAGGCTAAATTGAATCCAAAACAAAAATATGAAAAAGGAAGCCCTATGGACTACCTATTTGGCGATGATGACTAAAATTTTTAAAAGCCGCATACCGAGCGGCTCTTGGATCGGGTGGAGAATAAAATGACATTAGAAAATGTTTTTAAACAAGCAATTGATTCAAAAAAGAAAGTAAAACTATCTTTTTTTTCAAAAGAAGATAATCGAGAATTAGTTAGAAAATGCGCCCCTATGGATTTTGGCCCAAGTAGACGAGCGCACAATAAAGATGATCGATTTCATTTATGGGATTATGAAAGTGATTCAAGGGTTCATACCTTGAGCCTATTGCCTAATCAAATATCAAATATAGAAGTAATTGATGAGGAATTTTGTCCCAGTGAGTTTATCACCTGGAACATCAGCAAATCTCCTTGGTTTTATAAAAGAGATTGGGGTCAATATTCATAATTTTATCGAATAACCAAAAACACTGTTCTTTGGTCAATTCAATAGCGTCATTTTCATCTGGATTCGACCCATTAAAAGACAACATCCAAACCGTTCCTTCTGCTTCAATCGACTCAATAACTAATGGTGGTGATGAATTTTTTATTGTTCCTGTCATCATAATAAACTCCAAATAACCCATCCCTGTGATGGGTTTTCTTTTGTCTATTAAATCCTAAATATAAAAATAATTCAAAAAAAGTTCATTTTACTGAACAAATGCATTGACTCATTTTGTTTAGTTTACTAAACTAAACCTCGTAAACACAAAAAAGCCCCTAGCTTTCGACGGACAGGGACTTTTACTCAAAGAGTGAGATAAGTATGACTATAAAAGCCAACATAGTCAAATCCATGGGATTCGTAGGAGTAGTTAGTGCTCTAACTGCTGCTTATGCTTTCACCCCTGCTAACAACGAACCCATAACGGTTGCAGCTCCTTTCAAAGTTGAATCAATCGACCCTGAAAATGAACAAGCAGTACTTCAAACTGCAAATGAAAAGTTCACATTAGAAGTTGATTTTGATGCTCAGTACTCAATTGATGGCAACGGCTATCAAGCTTGGCGTGAAGTTGAAATTAACGAGATTAAAGACATTCGAGTTTATGACGAAGATGGCGAGGTATTGGCTTACGTTGATCGCTTAGACGTAGTTGAAATTAAAGACCTTATCGAATCAGGGATTAGAGAGCGCATTTAAGCGCTCTATGGTGAATGTTATGAATGCACATCCTGAAATTATTGAAGTTTCAAGACTTCAAAATCTTATAAAAGATTCTGTAAATGCATTGCTTCCACTTTCAAGTGAGAAAGACACAGTAATCACTGACGGTGGCAATTGGATTCATCTTCGCTATGTAGGTCGCGGTACTGAGCAAATTCAATTAGAGCTAAGTGATCAGTTCTCTATTAAAACAAAGATCGCCTACTTGAGTGAAACTTTAAAAAGATTGGCTGAAATTAGAAATGAGTTGAGAGGTGGGTGATGGGAACTAGACATTTAATTTGTGTGCAGCACAACAATGAATACAAAGTTGCAAAATACGGTCAATGGGATGGTTATCCAAGTGGTCAAGGTGCTGGAATATTAGAGTTCTTAAAAGGCAGTTTTAACAAAGCTCTTTTTATTCAGAAGCTTGACAACATTTTTGAACCTACAGATGAGCAAGTTAAAGCTTGGTACAGAGATGCTGGCAATACTCGTGATGATGGTTATGTTGACTATGATGTATCTAAACGTTTTTCGGCTAAATACCCTTCTTTTTCACGTGATGCTGGATCGGATATTTTGGGAATTATCCAAAATTCTGAATCTCCTATTCCAATGCGCAAATATCTTGAATTTGCTGCTGAATCACTATTTTGCGAATGGGCTTATGTTATTGACCTAGATAAAAACACTTTTGAAGTTTTTCGGGGCTTCAATAAAACCCCATTAGATAGCAGCGAAAGATTTGCATCTGTTACTTCACCAGATAGCAATGAAGGTTATTACCAAGTGAGATTCTTAGAATCATTTGATTTAGACAATTTGCCATCTGAAGAAGACTTTATTGCTCAGTTAGAACGTGAAGAGGATTAGGAGAAGATTATGAATGCGCCAGTACAACACTCAGGACAGAACCCTTTTGCAGTAGCTGCTCCTACTACTCAAGCAATGTCTACAGTTCAATCTGATAGTCAACGTGCAATTGCAGAGGTTCAAGCTGCTTTAGTTATTGCTAAGCAGTTCCCACGTAACCCAATTGAAGCTTATGACCGGATTATGAACGCTTGCCAGCGTCCCGGTTTAGCTCAATCGGCTGTTTATTCTTATGCTCGTGGTGATACTTCAGTTACTGGTCCATCAATTCGACTTGCGGAAATGCTTGCTCAGAATTGGGGAAATATTCAGTACGGTATCCGCGAATTATCTTCTGAAAATGGCGAATCAACGGTTGAAGCATTTGCTTGGGATGTGGAGACAAACACCCGTCAAACAAAGGTTTTTCAGGTTCCACATATTCGTTATACACGCAATGGATCTAAAAAATTAACAGATCCACGCGATATTTATGAATTGGTTGCAAATAATGGCGCTCGTCGTCTACGTGCATGCATCTTAGGTGTAATACCGGGTGATGTGATTGATGATGCTGTTAATCAGTGCGAAAAGACAATCCATGCAAGTGCTGATACTTCACCAGAAGCTGTGCAAAAACTTGTTGTAGCCTTTGAGCAATTCAATGTCACGAAGAAAGACATTGAAGACTACATTCAGCGTCGTCTTGATGCTATCACGGCAGCCAATATCGTTGCGCTTCGCAAGATTTTCACTAGCTTACGTGATGGAATGAGCTCACCTAAAGACTGGTTTAAAAATGTCACCGTGAAGGAAGTTGGAGAAGTTCAGGAAGTTAAACCAACTGTACCAGACAACGAGTTCCCGGTTCTCTTAGAGCAGATCAAAGCTGATGCAGTTACTAAAGAGTATGTATTAGAAGGCTATGCACTTACTAATGCACAAATAGCCGAGGTAAATGCACTATGAAGCTATTCCGATGCTCAAGCCTACATAAGCTTGTAGGCGACTCTAAAACTAAAGGCTCAGTTCTTAGCGATACAGCTAAGACTGAGATCAGAACAATCGTTAAGGAGGACTTGACCACGTTCAAGTCTTTCAAAGGCAACCAGTACACGGCTAAAGGTAATGCGCTTGAAGAAATTGCAATTAGCCTGTCTGGCAAGGTTCGTTTTCGTCAGTACTTAAAACATCAAGGTCGTTGGGAAAATGAATTAATTACTGGTGAGTGTGATGTTCTCGATTTAAACAATAAATTGATCCTCGACACTAAATGCACTTGGGATATTGGAACTCATCCATTCTTTCAAGATGAAGCAGAAGAAAAGGCAAAGAAGGCGGGCTATGACTGGCAGATGCAGGGCTACATGTGGCTTTACGACTGTGAACAAGCAATGGTTGATTTCTGGCTACTCCCTTGCCCTATCGAGTTGACAAATGATTGGGATGATCGAGAGCAGCTAATTGATTTAGTCGAGCGTATTGATTTAAGAGAACGTTTAACAACTGTCACCTACAAACGTGACGAAGCAATGATTCAAAAGATCAAAGACAAAATTCCACATGCTCAAGAGTACTACGCAAAATTATATCAAGAGCGAATTAAAGCGAAGGTGGCAGCATGACAGATCAAGAATACAGAGGGAATATGAACTACCCTTTTCAAGATCATATCGTTTTGAATGTCGAAGAAAATGTTGTTCCTTTTCCAAGAACAAATCTGCGTAAGTGTCAGCATGCCCAAGTTGAAATTGACACAAAAGCTTTGGAACTTACATGCATGAAGTGCGGAGCAAAAGTAAATCCTGTGATGTGGATCAAAGACACTATGAAATATTGGTCCCGACAACAAACAAAGATTACAGAGCAGAAAAAGCAGATTAGTGAAGACCTTGAGGAGCTAAAGAAAAGAGCCCGAACCAAGTGTCAGCACTGCAACAAGATGACTGCTATTAACTTAAAGAATTTAAAATTTACAGTAATTGGGTGATGACATGACAGATATGAATAAGTTAAGAAGTGAGTTTGAGGCACTTCCAGAGGTTAAGCAATGGATTGAGAGATTAATCTATGGTGATAAATCTGAAGTTTATATACCGGTAGATGAAACAGAAGAAAATAATGCCATTGCTACATGGATTAATGGCGCATGGTTTGTTTGGAAGTTAAAAGCCAAAGCTCAGGCGGGGCCAGATACGCATGTTGTTGTGCCGAAAGATGTTGCAGAACGAACAATTGGTCATATTGGCATAGCAATGTGTCATCCAAATAACACTCATGATGATGAAAACATTATGAATGATGATCAACAAGCCATATGTAAGGCTGTTGAAGCAAGCGAATCGGGAGCTGAGGGATGAATGCACAAATTTTAGATCCATGCTGTGGCTCTCGCATGATGTGGTTTGATCGCAACAATCCAAATGTGGTGTATGGCGATATCAGAAAAGAAGAGCACACTTTATGTGATGGTCGCTCTCTAGTGATTGAACCGGATGTAATGATGGACTTTCGCGACATGCCTTTTAAGGATGGACAATTCACTTTAGTTGTGTTTGACCCTCCTCACCTGGTGAAAGCTGGTAAACAAAGTTGGTTAGCTGCCAAGTATGGAAAGTTGTCAGAAGATTGGCGTGAAGATATTCGAAAAGGTTTTGCAGAGTGCTTTCGTGTGTTGGCCAATGGCGGTGTTTTAATTTTCAAATGGAATGAAACACAGATCAAAGTAAGTGAACTTTTAGAACTGACAGATCAAAAACCATTGTTTGGCCACATTAGTGGAAAACGCAGCAATACACATTGGATTACTTTTATGAAAGCGGAAAGTAAGGAGGGGTGAATGGGAGTTATGCAGTTTTCAATCACTTTGGAGGGTGATACCCCTCCTCAGATTTTACTTGGTCAAAATCTTGGTGGCGCTATTGTCACCAAGCTTGAGCAGGTTAAACAAGAGTTAGTAAGTGCTGCTGAATTGGCGAAGGTATATAACTTAAGTGTTACTACCATTCGAGAAAAGCTTGTCTCAATCAACCAAGGCACGGGCGGGAAACACATGTACGATCCTGAGCGAGCACGACAAATACTAACAAAAAAAGATGCAAACAAACGTGGTAGAAAGAGAGCTAACTAGCTCTCACTACTATTAAACATTTCTACAAGGTCCTGAGCATTTGGGTTGTAGTACGTGTTAATTAAAATACCAATAGTCTTATGCCCTGTTATTTTAGCTAGTACTTCAACTGGTAATTTCCTTTCTCGAACCATTCTTGTAATTGCTTCATGTCGTGTGTCATGAAAGTTAATGTGCTTCAGATCAGCAGCATCACGAATTTTTATCCATGTCCGTTTAAAAGTTTCAGCTTTAACTGGCAGTAAAAGATCAGTGTTTGACGGTAGTATTGATAAAAGTCTTTTTGCTTCTTTAGACAATGGCACATTTCTAGACTCTCCATTCTTCGTCATAGGAAGGTGGACAAATCCATCTTTAATGTCCTCTCTACGCATACTAAGAATTTCGCCTTGCCTCATTGCTGTTTCAAGTGCAAATAACATTGCCCAACATACATAATGCTTTACGAATCTTGGAGGATTATTTTTATCCCACTTGGCTTGCTGTAGAATTTTTTCTTGATCGTCAAAAGTAATACGCTGGCTTCGGCTCTTCCCCTTTTCAGGTTTAATTACGTTTTGCCAAACATTAGATTCAATTAAAAATAATTCCTTTTGAGCATAGGTAAATATTGAGGAAAAAATAGAGAATTCATATAAGACGGTTCCATTTTTTACTTCAAGTACCCTTTTATTTCTCCACCTAGCTATATCGCTTGGCTTGAAGTCATATATTGATTTAGATGCCAATTCACCAACAATACGTTCCAGATTGTCCAGCTTATTTCTAATGACATGCTTTGATCTTAATTTAACGCCTTTTTCCGCATAGTATTTTTCGCAAAGCATCTTAAAAGGATAAGGTGACTTTATCCCCTTTTCTTCTTGCACTTTTCCAGATTTCAACTCAAGCAGCTTCATAGCTGCCCATTGCTCACATTCTTTTTCTGTGTCTCTGGTGCATGAATATCTTTTGTTTTCGTAGGTCACAGTAATGCGGTACGTTTGCCCACGCTTGATAGGTTTAGGTAATTTCATTCTTGGTGCAGATTTGGTGCAGATTACTTTTTATTTTACTCATTTTATAAAAAAAATAGTCAAAATAATCACTATATGGTGCAAATATAGGTGACTAAAACAGGTCAATTTAACCCACAGAAACAATATAAATTATTGATATTTAAGAAGTCATAAATTATAAGAATAATTTTTAACTCAACTTTATCAACAATATGTACAGCATGTGGGCTAAATAACCTTTTTAATTATATTGTGGGTATAAAACTATTTTTTTGTGTTGATAAACCATTTGCAATAACAGCTTGATCATAAATTCTAGCTTCAGCAAGTGCAAATGGATTGAAATTTTCATGAGTAAGTAACTCTGCAATATGCCCTACCACATTCATATGGCAAACAACCACAATCGACTCATAAGGAATTTGAGATAGCCATTCAATCGCTTCTTTTGCATCATCGTCAGGCTTAATTTTGTCGCATAACAACACTGGCACATCTTTAAAATAGGTCTGGATATGCGCCAACGTTTCCTGAGCACGCAGCAAAGGACTAACAACAAAAATATCTGGTTTTACAATATCTTTTAAAAAGGTTGCCGTTTGCTCGGCCTGTGCATGTCCACGCGCAGTAAGGGGACGTTTAATATCATTACCATTTACTGGCGGAGCAGCTTCCCCATGACGAACTAATGTCAGTTGCAT